GTGTTACAACTTGTGAATCGGTTAGAAAAGCAGGGATATCGTGTAAATCTCAATGTGATTTTTGGCACATCAAAAAGAAATCAAGTAATTACAAAAGTTAGAATCAAGAACGCTTCACAGCGTTTAAATGTCAAACAAGTTGCTTTTCCATTGGTTCATCCAAGTATGTTACGAAGAATCATATTAGCTGTATGGGAGCGTAGTAAAGAGTGTTCCTACCGTGGTTTTGAGTTAGGTTATGGACAAGCTATGGGCATAGATATGATAAAACAATATTTAAACAAAAACGAATATTTAATACCTAATGTTTTGGAAGAACAAGAAATCTGTGATATTGAACAATATAAAATAAATTAAATAATTTATAAAATATTATTGACATATATATTTATATATATTATAATATATTATAGTTAAAGAGATAAGTTGTATAAGTTAAGGAGAACAGTTATGAAAACACTAAACATTTTAAAGGTAACAAAAACAGGTTATAACAAAGTAACTATAAAAGTGAAAAAGGATTATGGAATTGTAGATATTAACAGAACAGTTAGAAAGCATACAAAAGAAATTCGAGAGTTACAAACAAAAGGTATTTATTGTTTTGAGATACAAGGTGTATTGTACTGGTATAGAGTACAAAAAGGAACAAATGAAATGGTTCAGTATAAAGAACCAGAAAACTTTCGTTCCGAAGATAGAACAACAAACGAGTTAAAAAGTCAAGGAAGGAAAAGCAAAGAAGGAAAGGTTATTGACAATTCTATAGAGTTAGAAATACCAAAACAAAAAAAAGAAGAGAAAACAAATGGAGAACAAAAAGAGGATTACAACAAAGAAGTAAAACACAGCAAGTTCGATATGATTAAGGCTTGTATCGAAAATGACATTCCTGTTTATCTTGCAGGACCAGCAGGAAGTGGAAAGAACTACACATTGGAACAAATCAGTTGGGAACTTGGTTTAGAGTTTTACTTTACAAACAGTGTTCAGCAGGAATACAAATTGACAGGTTTCATTGACGCAGGTGGACAGTACCATGAAACAGAGTTTTACAAAGCATTTAAAAACGGAGGGATTTTCTTCCTTGATGAAATGGATGCAAGTATTCCAGAAGTATTGGTTTTACTCAATGCGGCAATCGCAAACAGATACTTCGAGTTCCCAAACGGAAAAATCAAAGCACATAAGAACTTCCGAGTTGTTGCGGCAGGAAATACAGTTGGAAGTGGTGCAGATGAAATGTACACAGGAAGATTAGTATTAGACCAAGCTACTTTAGACAGATTCGCAATCATTGATTTCGGTTACGACAGAAACATTGAAATGCACATTGCAAAAGGAAACAAAGAACTTGTTGACTTTGTGGAAGCAATCAGAACAGAAGCAGAAACAAATGGGATTCGGGCAACATTCTCCTACAGATGTATCACAATGGTAACAAAGTTAGAAAAGGCAGGACTTGAATTAAAAGACATCTTAGCAATTGCAGTATTCAAGGGAATGGAAAAGGACACAATTAATAGTTTCCGTTGCTATAACTGTTTTAACAAATACAAAAATGCCATGAATGATTTACAGAGGGTAGCCTAATATGGCTACCTGTTCTGTTAAATAAAACAAAAACAAATTAAAAAAAAAGTTTCAAAATTATATTGACTTTTGTTCTGTTATAGTGTAATATAATAGATGTAAGGAACAGAAAACAGAGGAGGAAAACATTCATGTATTATACAATAGCAAGTTTAGAAGATATGGCAGGGAATCAAACAATTGATTTTAATAAAAATGGAAATAAGTATACAGTTTCAGTGTACAACAAAGAAACAAAAGAAAGTTGTTCAAAAACATATAAAAATTTTGTAGATGCAGAATATGTTTATATGAAGTTTGTAAGGGCAGTATTAAAGGGTTTATATAGTTTTGAAGAAAGGAAAAAGTTTTTTGATGTATAAGTTTCCTATCTATTGGACGGATAAGTTACAAATAGACTTCCTACAAAGGGTGATTCTGATACACAGTTTCTTGTACTATGAAGCGGATGACAGTGTATGGACAGATAAACATTTTGACGAAGTAGCGAAGCAATTAGCAGAGATACAAAGCAAACACAATGAACAATGGATTGCGAATAAAACACAGTATGGATATGCATTTTACGATTTTGATGGTACAACAGGTTTTCACCTTTGGGGAAGATTAAACAATTTAGATAGAACAAAAATATTCGTGATTGCAATGGGATTGAAAAATGAATGAAAGGGAGTGATAAACATATGTCAATAAAACATTGTATGGATAACTATTCTTTCAGAGTAAGTGAACAGGAACATCAATTCAGAGACTTATTTGGAAAGGAAGAATTAAAAGAAGCAAGAGCAAGTTATTATTCAGAGCGCAGAACAGAAACATATTTAGAATATTTAAAAGAAGAAGCAGAAAGGAAATTAAGGGAACAAGATGGAGATTAGAAAGGAATATAATGTAGAAGAGTTATCAGAGAAATTGAAAGAGGAAATAGACAATTCTAAGAGATATAACGGAGTTGTAAAATTAGATGTTATAACAACGTTAGAAATCTTAGATGTGCTATTAGAGACACACAGAAGAGAACAGAAGCACCAGACGATAGAAAGTGCTTTGGTATTTGAAAGTGAGATTCCGTGTTGTTTTGGAAAGTATGATACAGATGATAAAGAAGTTTGTACTTGTGTATTCTGCGAATATGAGTTGGATTGTAAGAAAGAAACGGAAAGGAAAAAAAAGAAAAGACGTCCGGTTTGTTTTAATGTTACTATGAGTGGTAATTTCGAAGCATGTAAGCATTGTGAATATTATTCAGATTGTGTACATGAAGTGAAAGGACAAAAACAAAGAGAGGGCATAACTATAAATGAATAAGCGTTCTACAAAATTTTATCGCAAGAATGAAGCGGAGGTTATGAAAAGGTTAGGATTTGAGCCAACAAAGAATAGCGGTGCAGGATGGGTAGAAAAGTGTGATGGACAAAACGAATCTTTTATTTGCGAATTAAAATCAACAGACAAAGAAAGTTACACGTTGAAACAAAAGACACTACAAGAGTTAGAATACCATGCTTGTGTGGCTCATAAATTGCCCGTATTTGCTTTGCAATTCTTAAACCGTGATGAAATATGGGTTGCAGTCAAAGAGGACGAATTTAAGGAATATATGAAGTTCAAGAAACAGAAACAAATAGAAATACACTTATCACCATTGTTAGAACAGGAAGAAGAAACAATTGATTCTTTTGTTGACAAAGAAGAAAAAGAAAAGTATAATGTATATATGCCTAGTAGAAATGTGGGAAAAACATATCTTGCGAGACATGCTTACATGAAACAAAAAGAGCAAGAAAGGGAACATAGCACAAAAGAGTTTCGAAAAAGGCAAAAAGAATTAGAAAGGAAAAACAGAGAAAGGAGAAAAAAAGTTGGAAAAGAAGTTTAAACAAAAAGGTATTGCGACCTTTGAAGGATTGAGTATTGGAAAGAACAGAACCGTTCAAGTAAAGTTTAAGTTGCGCTATGATGAAATTCTGACCAGTGTAGAATTGTTACAGGGTTTAAATAATGACATTACAGTTCATGCAAAGACAGCAATAGGTAATCCAATGAGTTTGGGAATCTTTACAATCGGTGCAGTGAATTTTGACAAAGATGGTAATGCAACTATTCCATTCAAGTCTTTAGTTGACAATGTGAATCTGGATAACATTTGTTCCTTGGTGGACGAAGAATATATCCAGTTACGATTCCAAGCTATTATTGAATTACCAGACAATAGCGAAGGAGGTGACGAAGAATGGGAGGATTAAATTTTAAGGAACTTGCAAAAGAAAGAATCAAGAAAAGAAGAAACATTGTTATTTCCGAAGCGTTTAACAAGTCTGGCAACTTTGTTGGATATTCGATTGCGGAACAGTTTATTGCAGATGAAGAGGGAAAGAAAATGGGTATTTTCTTAAATGGTGGGTTAGGTATTTTAGACAAACAAGGATTGGCACACCTAAAATTGGCAGTTGACAAAGCTTGTGAAGAAGCAGGAATCACAGAACAAGATTTATGTGACATTGTAGTGAATGAAACAAAAGAATAAGAAAGTTTTAAAAAAGTGTTGACAAGAACAACAAAATGTAGTATAATAACAGTATCAAAAGAGAATGTTCTCTTAATGATAAAGAAAACAAAAAAAAATCAAATCAAACTAAAAAAAGAAAAGGAGAAAACAAAATGGCAAAAAATTGGATGGCGTACGAAGCCGCAGAGGTAATTATGGGAAACAACGTAGAAGAGATTGCAGAGGTTGGAAGTAGATACCCGTTATTTACAAGAACAGTATCTATGGCAAACAGTGATTATTTACTTGACCTTTTAAAAGCAATTCCAAAAGTAACAGCAAGAGTCGTTGAAACAGGATTAAAGGACATTAATCTTGATGAGGTAGAAGAGAAAGAAACAGAAGAAACACAGGAAGAAGCGCCAAAGAAATCACCGAAGAAAGAGACAAAGGCAAAAGCGAAAAAGGAAAAAGAAGAGGACGTAGAAGAGTCGGAGGACGATTATGAAAGTATGACATCAAAAGACCTTTATAAGTTATGCTGTGATAGAGGAATCTCTTCTAAGTGTAAGAAACGTGATAAAGCAACATTGATTGCAGTTCTTAGAGAAAATGATGGTGCAGAACCAGAGACAGAAGAAGATGACAGTTGGGATGATGAAGAGGACGAAAATCCATATGCAGGAAAAACAGCAAGAGAGTTATATAAGATGTGCTGTGACAGAGGAATAAAGGCTAAAACAAAACAGTCCGCTGACGATTATGTAAAACTTCTGAAAAAGTATGATGAATCAGAAGCAGAAGTTGAAGAGGACGAAGATGACGACGACGATTGGGAAATCTAATCATATAAAAACATTAATATTATATAAAGTGTGAGAAAAGGCAGGTAGGTGGAAAGCTTACCTGCCTTTTTAATGAGGTAGAACAATGAAAACAGAAAACATATTAGATTTAGATTGTACGAAAACAGAAAACATAAAACAAATAAATCGGTTCTTGTGGAAAATAAAACCGCTTGTTAAAATCTTAGAAAAGCAAGGATGTGCAAAAACAGAACAAGTACCGTTGGAATTATTAGAACAGACACTACAGGGAATGATGGTACATTATAAATACAAAACACAAGGCATTAACCTTTATTTCGAAGAACAGGAAAATAAGGAAGTATTTGTGTTTTACAATGTAAGTGTTTTAAGAATTAGAAAAACAAGGGATTGGATAGGAAATGTATACGGTAAAACACTCTGGGAAGTTGTTGCAAAGTTATTGATTAAGATTTATGCAGACGTAAAAAAGGAGAAAGAAAAAGTATGAAGAGTTTAACATTTTATACAGATGGTGCTTGTAGTGGTAATTCTGGTGATGGAGGTTGGGCTTGCATTGAAGTAGCACCATGTAGTTGCGGTCTTAAAACAAATATTATGTCTGGGAACAAGAAAAACACAACAAACAACGAAATGGAATTAACAGCGGTTTATATGGCGTTAGTAAAAGCCTATAAGAGTAAAGCAAAAAAGGTGGCTATATATTGCGATAGTGCGTATGTGGTGAACGCTATAACAAAAGGATGGTTATTGAATTGGTGTAACAATGGATGGGTAACAAAAGAGGGTAAACCAGTAAAGAACAAACATATATGGGAAAAGATGTATCGATTGCTATATGAAAAGAAGTTAGATGTTCGTTTAGTAAAAGTACAAGGGCATACAGGTGATGTATTGAATGAGTTGGCAGACAAGACAGCAGTAAGGGAAAAACAAAAACTTTCGGAGGAGTAAAAACATGGATATGATAGTCGGTACAAAAATTATAGAAAAAGAGTTTCAATCGAGGACGACAAAGCAAGCGTATTTGGATTGTTGCAAATGGTTATCTACAAATATCATTGCAGTAAACAATTCAAATCATCTTGTATACAGAATGGAAAAAGTGCAGGATGATTGGATAAGTAAAATAAGATTGACAGTGTATGTGATGGCAGAAGAACAGGACATACAGGAAAGGCATTGCAACATCTGTAAAGAAGTGACAGGCAGTTTCTTTATGAAACAAAACAAATATATGTGCGAGTCCTGCAAAATGAAGCCGTACAGAAACAGAATCAGAGAGAAGTTAAATATCATTAAGGAAAGTTTGAAAGGGATAATTTTATGAGAAATCGAAACAGTAAAAAGAAATATAACAAAGTACCATTTGCAATGTCTTTGACGTTGCGAGAAATGCTGAAAGGTTTAAAATATGGAATCATAGAAGAACTTGACAAAATAGCAACCATTATACAAATCGTGATACCAGTTGTGATTCTAAAGGCAACAGATAACATCTTTGTAATGTTGGAATTGTCTATCTTATTTACAATATTTGCTAGATATGTAAAGGAAGTTGGATATAAATTAAATAATGTTACAGACAGAGGTTTTCCGATACCTGTACATAGGTTTACAAAAAGGGACGAGCAAGGTTTCATTGACATACAGGATGATGATGTAGAAGAAGCTCTTTTATATCTATGTGATGTCGAGGACTATCTGAAAAGGAAAGGGATGTTATAGCTTGAAAGTACCGTGTAAGAAGTGTGAAAGGCGTTCTATGGAATGTCATGCAAGTTGTGAAGCATATAAGAAATATCAAAAGGAAAATGAAGTAATGAAGAAAAATAAGAAGCATGATACAATCAATCGTTCTACTATTTTTCGTGCAAATCATTATAAATAAGTGTTGACAAGAAATGCAAAGTATGATACTATAGAAGAAACAAAAGGAGTTGTGCTAGGATTGGTACAAATAAGTGGTAGCCAGTATGAATGGAAATGCCTGCCGATAAAAAAGAAAAAATACACATTATTATTACAAGCTTAGTTGCGCATTCACCTATCGTGTGCCTACAGGTTTTTTGTTGTTCCATGATTACTCCTCAAAAGAAAAAAAAAGAAAACAATAATAATGTGTGTTTTATGTAGGGCAAGGAATTTTCCTTGCCTTATTATATATAAAAAACAAAATAATAAAACAGGAGGAAAAACAAGCATATGGGAAGAAGAAAAGGGAGAGAAGTAAAAGAAGCAAGTAATTTAATTCCGCTTAGTGAGCGGTCAAAGGAAGAAAGACAAAGGATTGCGAAAATGGGTGTGGAAGCAAGAAGGAAGAAGAAAGAACAGAACATGGCATTACAGAATTGTATGCGTCAGTTATTGGAAATGAAAACAAACAGTGATAAAAAGAAACAAATATTGCGTTCGTTTGGTTTTACAGATGAGGAATTAACAAACCGCTCCTTATTAATGGTGGCATTGTTTCAAAAAGGTTTGACAGGTGATGTGTCTGCAATCAAAGAAATTACAAACATGATGGATAAGTTAGATATGTTCAAGAACACAGGAAAGATTACAAGTAACGTAACAATTAACCTAGTAGCAACTGGGGAAAGCTACCAACCGAATGAAGCAGATGAGCAGGAAATCTGGAATGTGGAAAACGAAAGTGATTGGATGAATGAAGAGGATGAGGAGTGGGGCAATGATATCTATGAGGGATAGCAGTACAAGGCGTTCTGTGATTGAAATGATGAAAGAAAATAGCCAACCCCTAAGAAGTATACACATACAAGATAAAAGTTGCTTAAAAGGGCAAATACAGAGTTTAAAGCATATCTCCGTTTTGGAGTGGATAGGAAAACACATGGAACAAAAGGAAACTTTTTGCAAAAATTTCTTGACAAACATAAAAGAACAAAGTATAATAGAGGTATAAAAGTAATGAAGAACATAAAACAAGCTTTATTAATAATGGTTATATTAATTTTATTAACAGTTACAGGTTGTTTATTTGTGAAATATATAGAAGAAAGAATAAACATGCACAATGAAACAGAAGTAGAAGAACCAGTTAAAACAAAAACAGAAGATTTGGTGATTGAAGTTCCAAAACAAAACAGCACAGGGACAGTCACAATTGTTACTTATGATAAACAAACAGGAGAGGAAATAACCACAGAGGTACACGGAACAATTAAAGTGTTAAGTAATGGTTATGATGGTGAACAAAAATATCTTGTGTATACAATCACAGAATAGAGGTGTAACATGAGTAGAGCAGAGTTAAGGAGAAAACAAAGGGAAGAAACAAAGAAAACAAAAACATATACATTGACTGCTTATGAGTTAGAACAAATAGAGCAGAGAATCAGAAAAGAAGAACAACAAAAAGCGAAAAAGCTAGTAATGGAAAGGGTAAATGATATTGCAGAACAAATACAAACTATGATGCTAGTAATTCCTACAAATGTGTTGATTGCTGATTATTGGGAAAAGTCAGCAAAGAAGCGAATACCAAAGTTTGTAGAAGATTGCATAAACCTTTATGAAGCATTTCTTAAAGGAACAGTAAAGATGTCAGAAATGGCAAAACTAACCGAAGATTATGCAGGAATCAAATTAATCTATGATGAACAAATGTATATGTTTTCCGAAAAGGTGGGAGAACATGGCAAAGAGTAAAACAAAGTTAAAAAAGAAAATAGGGCGTTATGTAAGAGGATATGCAAAAAGAAATAACATGACAGAAGAACAAGCATTAGAACAAGACATTGTACAAAATGTGATTACATGGATAAATTTAAGGGAACAGGAGAACAAACAATGAACGAATACAAAAATAAAATGTATAAACAGGCAGAACATTTTGGGTTAGAAAATAGAATGTTACAATGTACCGAAGAATGTGGAGAACTTATTCAAGCGTTAAGCAAGTACAAAAGAACTTTACAGGGAGATAAAACTTGTAAGATGAAAAGAAGCCAAGCTATTAACATGGTGTTAGAAGAAATTGCAGATGTAGAAATCACCTTAAAACAATTAAAATATCTATTGTGCAAAACAGAAGCAGTAGAACACATAAAGGTAAGAAAAGTTATTCGAACAGAAAAAAGAATATTAGAACCAAAGGAACAAGAACAAACACAAGCACAGTATGAACATTTCAAGGATAGATTTTTAAATGTAGAATAGAAACAAACACAAGCTTGTATTTTGCGTTTTAAGACGTTACAAACAAATGCCCTATAAATATATAGGTAAATAAATAAAAGTATATCAGAGAGCAAGCTAGAGGTATCAGAAAGGATGGCAACAATGGCAAAGTATAGAAAGAAACCAGTTGAAATTGAAGCGTTCCAATATGATGGAGATTTAAAAGGCTCAGATGGGGAATATTATGTTCCAGAGTGGGCGGTAAAAGCATTTGAAAACGGAACACTAATGTATACGTCTTTTTCACCGTCACAAATTCCATGTGGTTTATGTGTTAGAACACTAAACGGTGATAGATATGCACAAGTAGGAGATTACATCATTAAGGACGAAAACGGAGAACTTTATCCGTGTAAGCCAGACATCTTCGAGAAAACATATGAGGTGGTGGATTAAATTAGGGTTTAGGAGGAATCTGTATGGATCATCCATGTAAACACTGTGACAAAGCAGATATCGAAAGAAAAACACTTGAAAAATGTGAAAAGCCATGCAAGCAATATAATAAATGTTGGTATGAATGCGAGAATAAGCTGATAGATATTTTGGTTGGAGGGTTAGAACATATCATTTAAAACAAAGAACAAACAACGAACATAAGAACATAGAAAGGAGAATCAAAACAAATGGAAAAGAAACAAGAATTAAACATTGTTTATAGAAACATTAAAGAACTAAAACCATATAAGAAGAACGCAAAGAAGCATCCAAAAGAACAGGTGGAACGAATAGCAAACAGCATTAAAGAGTTTGGGTTTACACAGCCAGTTATTGTAGATAAAAACAATTGTGTTGTTGCAGGGCATGGAAGAATACTAGGAGCAAAGAAAGCAGGATTAAAACAAGTACCTACTGTTATGTTGGAAGAACTCACAGAAGAACAAATAAAAGCATACAGGCTAGTGGATAACAAACTGAATGAAAGCGATTGGGATTTTAGTTTGTTGGATGAAGAACTAGGAATACTATCAGACGATATTGATATGGAGTTGTTTGGATTTGATACAGATATGTCAGATGAAGAATTGGAACGGGCGATAAAAGAAGTAAAGTTTAAAACAAAAGAAAAACACCTTGTCATTGTACCATGCAAGAATGAAAAGGAAACAATAAAGGTGCAGAAAGAGATTGAGCAGTTGGGTTACAAGTGTGATATTAAGAATACATAATGGAGTTATATCTGAGTGGAAGTTATACAAATTCCGAAAGACAACATTTAAGAGATTTTGGTTGCTTGTTTTTGCTAAATACATATTATGATATGAGAACTTGGAATAAACAAAATGTAATAGATTTAATAACAATTCCACAGTGTAGTTTTATGTTAGATTCTGGTGCGTTCACATTTATGAACAGCGGAAAGAAAGTGCATTGGAAAACATATGTGGATGAATACATAGCATTTATAAACAAATATGATATACAGTATTTTATAGAACTCGACTTATATGGTGTACTGGGAGTTGAAACAACAGAGAAAATAAGAAGGTATATAGAACACCATACAGGGAAGAAACCTATACCAGTATATCATGGAACTATGCCAGTATCTTATTTTAGAAAGTTATGCCAAGAGTATCCGTATGTTGCCATATCAGCCACAGGAACATTAGAAAGCAGTAAATGGACACGAAACAAACAGGCATTGAAACAGATTATTAAAATAGGACATAGTTATGGAACAAAATTACATGGATTAGGATATAGCAGATTAGAAAACATCAACAAACCGGATGTGCTATTTGATAGTGTTGATTCTACAAGTTGGCTAAGTGGGTGTAGGTTTGGAACATGGTATGATTTAAAACATGGGGAATTAAAACAAAAAAATATGGCAGGGTATGGAATAACAAGAGAGAATTTTAATAGACATAATGCGAAAATATGGATTGACAAACAAAAAGAATTATATTATAATAAATAAAATATTGTTGTATGTAAAAACCAACATTAAAAAACTAAAGGAGAAACAAATATGAAAATTACAAAGAAACAAAACATTTATTTTATCTTATCAACATTATACTGTTGTATGTTGATAGTTAGTAACATTTTGGCAAACAGAACATTTGAATTATTTAACTTTATGTTACCATCAGCAGTAATTGTATTTCCGATTGTGTACATCATTAACGATGTTATGACAGAATGTTTCGGAATTAAAAATGCAAGTAAAACAATCATGTTAGCATTTTCAATCAATTTGTTATGTGTTGTATTTTTTAATATAGCGATACAGTTACCAACAACACAGGACTTTTCAAGTTATAGTATAGTTTTGGGAAATACTTTAAAAGCGTTACTTGCATCATTCGTTGCATATTTATCTGGTAGTTTTGTAAATGCAGGAATTATGCATATTATGAAAAACAAAACAGAAAAATATCTTATGCTAAGGTGTGTTATATCTACTTTGTTTGGAGAAGGAATTGACGCCCTTATATTTATAAGTGTAATGTTCATTGGAGTGTTGCCAGTTAAAGTAGTATCTACTATGATTATCACACAAGCATTATTCAAAACAATATATGAGGTTGTAGTGTATCCTGTTACAAGACGGGTTATAAAACAAATAAACAAATAAACATTAAAATATACAACAATATAATTAATTAAGGACAGAACATTGTTTCTGTCTTTTTTATTTATTTAAAAATATTTATAAAAACCTATTGACATTTCTATATGCTATGTTATAATATAACCATCAAGAGGAAAACAAAGAACAAGGAGACAAAGGAGAGCAAGGAAATGTTTGAAGTAGGAAAGATTTATGGAGAAGATGCAGTAAAGTATGAGGTAGTTGCAAGAACAAAGAAAACAGCAACAATCGTAGAAGTCCATCATTTTGGTAAGTTTAATGAGAAAAGAAGAAATGAAAGAACAGTGAAAATTTCTAATTGGAACGGAAGAGAAGCAATTGTGTTCGGAAGTAGAACAGTGTTAGCATAAAACAAAAGATGTTGACAAAACAAAGCATATGACAGGTGTTAAAGTCATTAAAACACAACGCTATCTCACAACTGGGTATGCAGTCAATCGAAATGTGAGTATCGAAATGAAAATCATACAAGGTGTGATAAGTCGAACAATGTCACATGCGAACCACCTAGCGAAAGAAACATTGTTCGCAATAATGCTCTATAGTGTAAAGGTTAGCACACAAGATTTTGATTCTTGTAATATTGGTTCAATTCCAATTAGGGCAGTTGCAGAAATGCAGAAATAAAACAAAAGGAGAATAAAGTATGAGTGAGAACAAGAAGAACAAACTAGTTGTAGACGATATTGAGGTTATCGTAAGAGGCGGTATTGTAGACAAACCGTATTATGAGATTAGATACAGAGAGGTCGGGAAAGATTATTATTGCGTTGGTTTTGGTTCGTATTATTTAAGCAATGTCCTCAAGTGGAAAGAGGAAGAGTTTGAGGTTGTTTCCGAGAAAGCGGAGAAAGAAACAAAGGAAGTAACAAACAAGCAGATTTTAGAACATTTGAAAGAAATTGAAAAATCACAATGTGCGGTTGTAAATGGTATTAATACATTGCTTAGTGTTGTGGGAGAAAGAAAGAAACAGTTAAAGTTAAGCAGAGATGAAATGGAAATGATTAGAAATGGACACAAGGCATTGTTATATATCGCAAATAATATGGCTAATATCTCTGGATTGAATAAGAAAGATTAAAGAACGCAATGAAGAAGTGAATGTTGTGAATGAATCAGAAATGAAAGATTGTATTGATTTATTGAAAGAAATTTTTGAATAATCATTGACAAACAAAAATTAAATATGGTATAATAAACATAACAAAACAGATATGGTTTTTATTTACATCAACTCCCCAAAATTATGTAAATTTAACATATCTGTTTTGTGCATATAAAATAAAAGGAGCAAACAATATGAATGTAAATGTTGAAGTATCAAACCGTTTTGCTTCGTTTCTTACTGATTGGGATTATGAACAATATTTATTGTTTGGTGGCTATGGAAGTGGAAAAAGTTATCATGTAGCATTAAAGATTATATTGAAGCTATTAGAAGAAAAAAGAACAGCGTTAGTTGTTAGACAGGTTAGAGAGACAATCAAGGAATCATGTTTTGCGCTATTTAAAGAAATATTAGAAACAATGGATTTGTTATCGGATGAAGTGATTCGATATAATGGAAAGTCAAAGACAGGAAAAGTTATAGCAATTTCAAGCCCATTAGAAATTAGGTTTCCAAATGGTTCAAGAATCATATTCAGAGGGATGGACAATACGGAAAAAATTAAGTCCATACACGGAGTTTCTATCGTGTGGATGGAAGAATGTAGCGAGATACGGTATGAAGCGTATACAGAGTTGTTAGGGCGTGTCAGAGAGCCTAAAGTATCTTTACACTTCTTCCTTACTACGAACCCTGTAGGCAAGGAAAATTGGGTATACAACACATTCTTTGTGAATACGGATGATAAAGGAAAAGAAGAAGTGATACAAGATGAAGAAGAGGTTTACAGGCGTAGAACATTGGTAAACAAAAAAAATGGTATATATTATCACCACAGTTTACCGGACGATAATCCATTTTTACCAACTTCTTACATTAGACGTTTGGACAGCTTAAGACAAACAGACAAAAGATTGTGGATTGTTGCAAGATGGGGAAGATTTGGAGCAAGCGGAACATTGGTATTGCCAAACTTTGTTGTTGCGAAAAACAGTAAAGAGTTTAAGAATGCAGTGAACAATATTTCTGCACAGTTCCATTTCTTTGGACTTGATTTTGGCTTTGAAGAGAGTTATAATGCACTTATTAGTTGTTGTGTGGATGATACAAACAAGATATTATATATCTATGATGAGGTATATATGAACAAAATTACAGACGATAGATTTTGTAAGAGGGATGATGTGATAGCGGTTGCAGAACGAGCAGAGAGGTGTGACAAACCTATTTGTGCGGATAGCGCAGAGCCAAAAACAATACAGTATTACAGACAGCAAGGATATCGAATGTATGGAGCAAAAAAGTATATCGGTAGTAGGTTACAGAACACAAAGAAGTTGAAACGTTTTAACAAAATTGTTTGTTCGCCCAAATGTAAGAACACAATAAGGGAATTAAAAGATTTGACGTATAAAAAGGACTCAAAAGGGAATGCAATTTATGATGAATTTAACATTGACCCTCACACGTTTAAATACCACAAGCTAGGCGTGTATAAAAGGATGGAAGAAACTGGGAAAGCTGAAATGCTAATCAGAGCGGAAGTTATTAAGCGTATAGCATAATAACACGCACAACGCATAGGGATTGAGGAAACAATAATATCCCCACGAGCCATTGTAATTTAAAATAGGAGGTAGCAAATAATGTATGAAAGAATAAAAGTAAATACATTAGCGAAAGAATACGAACAGGCATTAGATATCTATGAAGTAGATAAGTATGGAAATGTCTATGGAAATAATGGAATGGAATTAAAACAAAGTTATAATAGGAGTGGATATAAACAAGTATCTTTAAAGTTAAAAAATAAAAGAAGATGGAAGAAATGTCTTGTACATAGATTGGTCGCACTTGCTTTTGTTTCTGGGAGGACAGAACAATATAATGAGGTAGACCATTTAGATACAAACAAAAACAATAACAAGTGGAATAATTTAAGATGGACAGATAGAATAGGAAATATGAACAATGAAAACACAGTTTTTAAAATGTGGAATCAGAATGGAATTGAATGTTATGTGTATGATTTTAAATTGAATTATATCGGAAAGTTTGGTTCTTTGGATGAAGCACAGGAAGCAATCGGTAGAGTAATACATGGAATAAATACAAGAGTAAAAGAATATTATATTTTAGATAGTCCAGATTTAAAGAAAGTGCTAAAAATAAACAAAAAACAAAAGATACAATCTATTGTTATAACAGATATTGAAACAAATGAAAAATATTATTTCTATTCCAACAGACAGGCAAGAAAGTTTTTTGATGGAAAGGTAAACATTACGCAAGCCATACAGAAGAATTGGACAGTAAGAGGGAAATATAAGGTTCGTAATTTAAACTATAAAAAATTAATAGGTATGCTAGACTTATAGGAATAGTAACTATAAGAGGATAGGATAAAAAGCCTATCGAATTAACGTAGTGCTTTGTGGTACGCATTAGACCGTTATACGGTTGCAGATGTAAAAGAAATTAAAACAAACAGTAAGGCAGGTTAGATATGTTTAAAAAAAGTAAAACAAAACAAATAAAAAAGATTAAAGAAATACAAAAACAAAACATAGACAGAACAAAAGACGATTATATGGTTGGCATTTATAATGGATTGGAGTTGGCAGTTTCTATTCTGGAAGAAAGAGAACCAGAATTTGTTTGTACAGTATCAGACGAACATCCATGTATTGAAAGTGAACCAGAAACTTTAGGAAGAACAGTTGCAAGCGGAATAAAAAGGAGGTAGTGAATGTATCAAACTGAATTTATTGGAATGATGATTGTAGGGCTATCTACATTAGTTGGTTTATTTATAGCTATTTTTAAACCAATCAATGAGAACACAAAAACAATGACAGAGTTATTGTTGAAAATGGACGTAATGACAGAAAAGATGGATGAAAGAGACGAAGAGTTGAAACAACACATTAAAGATTTTGAAGATTATAAGAACAAAGTAAGGGAAAGCCAAAAAAGACAATGGAATAAGATTGATGAATTAAGTGATGATATGATTAAGATTAAACATTCAATCAAATAAAGGAGGTAAAATTATGTTTAAAAACACAGTGTTTAAAGTATCGGTTGATACAAAGAAATGGGCAAAGGCTACGTTGATTCGTGCGGTGAAAACATTTGCAGAAACATTCGTATCAATGGTAACAGTAGGACAGGCGTTTAATGAGGTAGGATGGTCACATATTCTATCAGTGTCTGGCGTAGCGGCAGTAATTAGCATTGCAATCAGTGTAGCAGGACTACCAGAAGTAGAGGGCGAGTAATCGCCATTATTTTTTAACAGGAGGTATTATTATGGGAACATATAACGTACATGCAGGACATTGTCCACAGGGCAAAGGAGCAAGCGGAGCAGTTGGATTGTTACAAGAATCAGTAGAAGATAGAAAAGTCAAGAATCGTGTTATTTCTGCGCTTAAAAATGCAGGTCATACAGTCTATGATTGTACTTGTGAAGAAAATACGACACAAAGCGGATGTCTGAAAAAGATAGTAGCGAAGTGCAATGCACATAGTGTAGACTTAGATGTATCAATCCATCTTAATGCAGGTGGTGGAAGTGGTGTTGAAGTATGGTGCTATGACAGTAAGACCGCTGCTATCGCATCTCAGATTTGTGTGAATGTATCTAATGCGCTTGGAATCCAAAACAGAGGAGTGAAATACTCTAAGAGCCTGTACGTGCTTAAGCACACAAAGGCGCCGGCTCTTTTGGTGGAGTGTTGTTTTGTGGATAGTCAGAATGATTACAGCAAATGGAATGCTGACAAGTGTGGAGATGCTATTGCTTCAGCTATCGCCGGAAAGACTGTACAAGGCAGCACAAGTTCTGGAAGTACAGCGACGTCTAAGCCATCAGCTCCGGTGAGTACAGGGAGACTAAAGGTGGACGGATACTGGGGACCGAAACTCACACGTAGGCTTCAGCAGATTTTCGGAACGCAGGTGGACGGAGTGGTATCTAATCAGTTTAGTTGTTACAGAGCGCAGAATCCTGGGCTTGATGCAGGTTGGGAGTGGGAATCTAAGCCATCTGGCTATTCTCCGCTCATCAAGGAAATTCAGCGTCATGTAGGAGTTAAACAGGACGGACATATCGGGCCGAACACAATCAGAGCAATTCAGAAGTGGCTTGGATGTGTACAAGACGGATGCTTTAGCCGGAAGTCTCCGTGCATTAAAAAATTGCAAGAATGGTGTAATAGACAGTAACATTAAAAATTCCCGACAGCCTAAAAACTGTCGGGAGTATGTTAAAGAACCATTGGCTCACAACATCAGATGGCAGAAAGTATTACCTCAAAGATGATGGAGTGATGGCTTGTGATGAAACAATGACAATCAGTGTAAAAGAGTATACATTTGACGCAATCGGTGCGTTGGTGTAAGGAATGGGCGGCAATAAGCCGCCTTTTCTTGTTGACAGAATAAAATTGTTATGTTAAAATAAAAGAAAAGTAAAGGAGGATTGTTTTCGTTGAAAGATAAAAATTATAATATCGAAACAATGCGAGCATTAACAGGGTTTCCTTATTTTGTTTTAAAAAAAGAAATGGAAACAGGATATAATCAATATACAAAAGAAATTCTTGAAATCAAACAGAATTATATTGATTATAAAAAAGGTGCAAAGTTTTATCCAGAGGGTAGTTCTGGTGATTATGTTCCGTCAGATGTTCGTTTTAAGATTGCAAAAACATTGATTGACAAAGAAGCTAGATTTATGTTCTCACAAACACCGGACATTTTTGTTCAGTCGGTTGATGTAGAAGAAAAACAAACAGAACGAGCAAAACAATACCAGACACTTGTAGACAAAGTGTTGAAACATAAACATAACAATTTTTCGAAGTTGTTGTTGCAAAGTGCAAAGGATTGTTTTATTGGAAAACGTGTTGCGTGTTTGGTTGATTTTTCCGAGAGAGATGGAATACAAACACATTTTTACAATGCGTTACAATTTTATTATGAGACAGAGTATGGTTCGGACAGAATAACAAAGTTTGTGTGTTTTGAAAGTGTAAATGAAACAAAATCAACGAATGAAAAGTTATTCCTTGTGAACAAGTATGAGGAAAGAAATGATAAAATATATATGAGTTCTATTCTTTACAATGGTGTTGGTGGTGTTGTAGAAACAGTAATTGCAGAACAGGAGACAAATCTATCTTATATCCCTGCTGTCGTGATTGTAAATGATGGAACATTAGAGGAAAAGAAAGGCGTGTCCGAGATTGAAAGCTTATCTGAATATGAAAGCACATATAGCAGGTTAAGCAATGGAGACATTGACAGCGAACGAAAAGGAATGAACCCAGTACGTTATGTGGTAGATATGAATAGTCAGACAACAAAAAACCTTAGTTCCGGTGCAGGTGCTTTTTGGGATTTAAAATCAGAACAAAACCAAGAAAATGTTTCCCCAAAAGTGGGAACATTAGCACCTAATATGAACCATACCGAACCAGTAAAAGTGACGCTTGATAGAATTAAGACAACTATGTATAACGAGGTGGATGTACCGAATATTTCTGAGGAAACAATGACAGGAACGATTACAAGCGGCAAAGCATTGAAAGCCTTGTATTATCCGTTACAAGTCCGTTGTGATGAAAAGCTAAAGACTTGGAAACCTGCAATTGAAACAATCGTAAACACGATTATAGACCTTGCAAAGTTAAACAAAGAAAAGGTGATTGCTAAGTATGTTCTTACCTCTTTAGACGAGGTGCAGTATAACATTGAAGTTATGGAAAATTATGCTCTAATGGATGATGAAGAAACAGAGAAAAGTTCTGACTTGTCGGAGATTGCGGCTAATGCAAGAAGTCGAAAATCTTATATTAAAAAGTGGAGAAAATCAGAGTTTAAAACAGATAAACAGATTGAAGAAGAATTAATGCAGATTGCGATTGAAAATAACATGTTTGACACTATGAGTATAAATACACAGGTACAAGCAAGGTTGGACAAAGAAACAATAGAACAAGAAATTGAAGAAAACATAGAAGAATTGTAAAAAAGTATTGACATTGTTTTGTTTTTAGTATATAATTATAAATATAAACAAGGAAAGCAAACAAAGAGGTAAAAATGAGCAAGCAAAAGTTTAGTCTAAAAAATACAGAACAAGTAAGACAAACAACAACAATGCAAATGCAAAAAGACATTAAAAAAATGTATGAGCAATTGTATAAAGATGTTACAAAAAAAGTGTCAACAATGGGCAACAGTAACATACAGAAACAAAACCTATTGTTGTTACAACGTGATATTAAGAACAGAATTGAACAGTTAAACAATGACATTAAAAATAATGTGATAAGAAACATGACTATTGTATCAAATGAAGTTGTAAGTGATACAAGGACGTTTTTAAAACAATGTGGATTTAAAGACGAAGATATTCATAACGCTTTTAGTTATGTTCCAGAGCAAGTTGTAAGTAATATCATAAATGGAAATATCTATCAAGATGGATGGACTTTGAGTGGTGCTATTTGGGGATATAACAAAAAAGTGCAAGAGACACTAAATAAGATTATCTCTATTGAAACAGCACAAGGAAAATCAGCTTATGAGATTGCAAAACAGTTAGAACAGTATGTAAACCCGTCTGCAAAGAAAACAGCAAAAACAATCCATTCGTGGAGATATGCAACAATGAATGATGTTGTTGCAGGGAGGGCAAACTATATCGGAGAAAAAATAAAAGACAGTGTATATTTTGGAAAGATTGATTATAATGCTTTGAGGTTAGCAAGGACATTAATCAGTCATGCGTACCAACAAAGTTTTGAAACAGTAAACAGAAACGACCCTTTTGTGATTGGATATCGTTGGTTAACATCTAACTTCCATGGAAGAGTGTGTGATATATGCAGAAGTAGGGAAGGTCATATATTTAAAAAAAATGAGTTGCCTTTAGATCATCCGAATGGAATGTGCACATTTGAAGCTGTGATACCAGATAGCATGACAGAAATTGCTAAGAAGATTGGACAATGGTATCAAGCGCCTATTGGAACATATCCAGATATAGACAGATATGCTCTAGATTTTATGAATTAAAAGGAGAACAAAAAAATGGAGAGTTTGAGAACAAGCAGAGTGTGTTCAAATTGTGGAGAGTTAAACGTTGTTAATGAAGAGAATTTGAAAGAAAAAGAAGTATATGGTAAAAATGGAGAATGGTTTAGAATCCTATTTATTGAATGTAAAAGATGTAAACACATGGAAATTGTACAGATTGATAGTAAACAAACTTATGACCTTATGTGTAGATTAAAAACACTGATATTAAAAAATGCAAAGAAGAACAGAAAAGGTGAAACGATTAGTCCAAAAGATATAAAAAGAAAAAATAAGTGGATGAAGCAGTTGAGGAATGATAGAAAAGAGTTAGAAGAAAAATATAATGGAGAAAAATTATTTGATGAAAATAAAAATATTGTAGTCGAAACCTTGACTTTTTTGAAAGTAGGTGATATAATTGAACATGACAAAAGTAATTTGTAATAAATGCAATGAAGAGTTTGATAATCTGTTAAAGGAAGAAACAAAAGAAGTAGAAGGAATGGAAATCACACACACTTATTTACAGTGTCCGAATTGTGGTGAAGTCTATACAGTGTGTTATGATAGCATTGCTACTATTGTTTTAAAAAAACAAATTAGAAAATGTGTAGTTGCATTACAAACAATCAAAGACACTCGACGATATGAACAAAAATTAAAAGAAATTAAAAAGAAGAAAAACAGGTTAGAAAGAGAAACAAATATCTTGCAAACAAAGTATTGCAAGTATTTTGTGTAATTACAAAAACAAGAAAGGAAGTAGAAAGATGGCAGAAGAAGTAACAAAAAAAGAAGAACAGGTTAAAGAAGAAACAAAACCAACTGAGAAAAAAGAAGAACAAAAACACGAAGAAAAAGTTGATGTTGAGAAAGTGAAGAGTGAAGCGTTGTCAAATTTTATGAAAGAAATTGGAGTCGAGGACAAGGACGCTTTAAAGGGAATCATTGCAAAAGCAAAAGAAGAAGAAAACAAAAACAAGACAGATTTACAGAAAGCGAATGACAGTCTAACAGAAGCAACAAAGCAGTTAGCAGAAGAAAGAAAAGCAAGACTTGTAGCAGAAGCAAAAGTATCCGCTATGCAGTTAGGTGCAAAACCAGAACTTGTCGAAGATTTAGTGATTGTTGCTATGACAAAAGTAACAAAAGAAAAAGACATTAATACAGTTATTTCGGAAATGAAAGACAGTCAGACAGGAAAAGTTTATTTTGCAGAAGAAAAAGAGGAAGAGGAAAATGAAAAAGGAACGGTGACAAGAGGAAAGGTTACCAAACCAAGTGAAAAGAAAGAAACAAAGAAAGAAGAAGAGAAACAGGACGAAAAGAAACACGCAGGCTCTATGGCTGAACGTCTTTTGGCAGGGCGTAAAGTCAAGAAAAAAAGCAGTTATTTTGATTAAACATATCAAGGAGGGAAACAGATGTTAAATAACACAAATGTTGTAAAAACAAAATATAATTCTGGCAACCAGATTCTTTTTGCAGTTGAACATCAAGTATCTATTGGTGTAACGGTCGCTCAGAGCGTTGGAGTTACAGAAGGGAACAAGAAAATTGCAAAAGCAGGAACACCGATTACAGGAAGCCTTGATTCTAGGGAAACAGCTTTTACAGAGGCAACAGACACAGAGGATTCTAATGTTGTTGGAGTGCTTCTGCATGATGTGGATGTTACAGTTGCAGACAATAACGGAGCAATTCTTTTGTTTGGTTTTGTGAACACAAACAGGCTCGATAGTAAAGTAAAAGCAAAAATCACAGAGAATATTAAAAAGGCTCTGCCTATGATTAAGTTTGTGGCTTGTTAGAAGATAAAAAAAACAAAACGGAGGGAGAGAAAACATGAGCATTTATGATTTAATTATTAGTGAAGAGATTGTTGCGTACTGGGAACTTCTGACACAGGACAGAGCGCCATATTTGGGGGAAGAACTTTTTCCAGACGATAAAAAGTTAGGACTTGACCTTAAATGGTTAAAGGGTTCGAATGGACTCCCTGTTGTTCTAAAGCCATCTGCATTTGACGTAGCGGCTATTCCTCGTCCGAGAATTGGATTCGAAGAGTTAAGAGCAGAAATGCCATTCTTCAAAGAATCTAAGTACATTGACGAAGAACTTAGACAGCAGTTAAACAAAGTAATTGAAAGTAACAATGACGCATATATTGATGCTATTGTGAACAGAATTTTCGCAGATGAAATGAACTTATTAGAGGGTGCGGCGGCTCAAAGAGAGCGTATGCGTATGATGATGTTGTCCACTGGTACAATTGCCATTGAGGGTAATGGACAGGTGTATGAGTATGATTATGGTATGCCAGAGGGACACAAAAAGACGGTATCTAAGTCTTGGAGCGACCCGACAGCAACAATTCTCGGTGATATTAGAAATGGTATCGCACAGATTGAAGAAGATACAGGAGTTACAGTGGAAAGAGCGGTATGTTCTGGAAAGGTACTCGGATATTTTAGAAATAACAATGAAATTCGTGCTTCTCTGACAAATGCAGAAACAGGAGAACGTTTTATTTCAGACAACAAAATTTTACAGTTCGTTTCTGATGAATTAGGTATCAAGATTGTTAAGAATGACAAGAGGTTTAAAGATGAGGATGGAACGACACAGAGATATATTCCAGAAGATGTGTTTGTTATGTTCCCATCTGGTAGACTTGGCACAACATGGTTCGGAACAACACCAGAAGAATCTGACCTTATGACTGGAAGTGTTGCGAATGTATCTATTACAGATACAGGAGTAGCAGTTACTACAATCAAAAAGGCAGACCCAGTAACCGTAGAAACGAAAGTAACTATGATTTGTTTACCGGACTTCCCAACAGCAGACCAAGTTTATATTCTTGACACTACAGCTTAGGGGGGTGAGAATATGGCAATGGTAATCGCAGTAAGAGGAAAGAATGTAATAAAGGTAAGCAGAAAAGCTTATGAAACCATGTTTAAAAAGCGTGGATATAGAATTTTGGATGAAAAGCCAGAACAGGATAGATTGAATGTTGATTTTGAGGAAGAATCAGAAGAACAGGAAGAAGAACAGGAACAGGAAGAGCATGAGCAGGAGATTGAAACAATCCCAATTTCTGAAATGAACAAAGAACAGCTTGCAGAGTATGCGAAAGAACATAACATTGACACTTCTGGTGCAAGAAATGTTCGAGAAGCAAGACAAATTATCCAGAAGGCAATCAGAGAAGCGAAGATGTAGACAATATGGGAGGTGAACAGATGGAAAAGCTAGAACAGCTAAAATTTAATCTTAGAGAAAAGCAAGTTCCTTATTTTGACGAGGAAGAACTAAAGTTGTTATTGCAGAAGAACAATGATGATGTGAACAAAGCAAGTTACGAGGGATTGATTTTGAAAGCTGAGGTTACAGGGTTGAACGTTAGCGGTTTGACTACAAAGGACAGTTCTGGATATTTTAAAATGTTAGCCTCCCATTTTGTTGAAACAAATAGTGGGGTGTTAGCAGGATGAACGAAGCAAGATTAAAAATGGAACTCCACAAGGTTTTGAGAGAGATACAGATACATGGAACAGAGTATACATTCTTCCGAAAAAAGGTTGATAAATATGGAGAACCAACAAAAGAAGAACCAGAGCAAATTGCAAAGGTTCAAGGGTTGTTCCATGTATCAAAAGGGTATGTTACAGAAACGACACAAGACGGAACAAGAACACATTTAAAAGGGCAACCAATGTTGCTGTGTAAGCACGAAGAAACAAAAGATATACAAACAGGTGATTATATTAGAATCAACCAAAATATGTATAAAGTTATTGACAAAAACAACATACAGGAGTATAATATTATTACAGACATATCAATGGAGTTGATGTTGAGTGGCAAGAATTAGAATTGACGCAAAAAGCTTATTGAAAAGCTTAGAAGTTGCTGAAACAAAGTCACAGGTTGCGATTCGAATGTTCGCACAAGAGGGTGCAAAAAAGTTTGAAAACTATGCAAAGGTAAACAGACCTTGGACAGATAGAACAGGGCATGCAAGACAGAGATTAATTGGTTGGGTGGAAACATTTGCCGATAAGGTTCGTATACACATTGGACATGGTGTTGATTATGGCGTGTATCTGGAACTTTGTAACGAAAGAAGATTTGCAATCTTGCAACAAACAATCAATGCTATGTCTAAAGAAGTGTTAGAGGGGTATTCAGAATTGTTGAGGTATTTAAGATGATTTTGAAACAAATTTTTGATATTTTAGGAGCAAATGATACAGATGTATATTTTCCGACACAACATAAAGGCGAGTGCAACAAAGAATATCTTGTGATTAAAGCAGATGGAGCAATGAAAGAAATTAACGTTTCCAGTGAGCGTCCAATTTACACAATTATGTGCTATGTTCCGGTGAATGAATACACAAGATTAGAAAGTTTTGTTTTTGAAACGAAGTTAAAAATGAAAAAGTTGTTCCCAATGTTGATGTATTTAGGGAATGAAACACCAAGCTTTTATGATGATAGTGTGAAAGCTCATATGATTAGCTTTCAGTATCAAGGTTGCAGGAAGATAGAAAAGTAATAAAGGAGGTAGAATTAAATGTCTAGAACAAAAAAGAAAGCGGTAGGAATCCCAACAATTGATGTTGAGTTGATTGTGATTCGAACAGGCACAGAAGATAGTGGACTTGAGATTGCAATTGACACAGCGAACAAGTTAGGAGTAGAACCGCAGACAGAAACAACGGACGCAATTAAGTTAATGAAATTAAACAAATTGTTGGCGCAGAAACCGTCCAGAACAATCATTACAGGACATAAATTAACATTATTAGATAATGTGTTTACACCGGAACTTGCAAAGATTTTACAGGGCGGTGAATTAAGTGGAGATGGTGAATCTTTGACTTATACCCCACCTGCTTCTGATAGTGGGGAAGTTGGGGAAGTGTTCGAAGTGGACGCATATTCCGCAGAGTATGATGCAAGTGGGCAAATTGTGAAGTATGAAAAAATCACATATCCGAATTGCCAAGGTACGCCATTCGGAATCACATCCGAAGATAATGTATTCCGTATTCCAGAATATGTGATTAACTCAGCACCGAGCAAAGGACAGCCGCCATATAAGTTGTCTTATGTAAAAACATTACCGTCTTTTCCTAATTCCTCTTCAGAAAACACAGCCAGTTTAGCGGCGTTGTCAGACAGTGGAGAGGATAGCGAAGTTGCTCGGTTGAGTGACGGAGCAGAAACAGGTCTGACGGAGAGTGAGAAAACAACAGCAGTAAAAACAAAGTAGAACAAAAAAAAGAAATGGAGAAATAAAAAATGGAAGAAGTAAAACAGATAAATGTAACAAGTGTGGAAGATTTAAAAAAAATGTCTGGTGTTAGAAGTGTGTTAATGCCACCTTTTTATGTTGGAGAGGATGTTATTTTTAAACTAAAAAGACCGTCCTTATTGTCTATGGCTTCGAAAGGAAGAATCCCAAATGCTTTGTTGGGAGAAGCTAACGAGTTATTTATGACAGGAATCTCTGATGAAGATATGGACGAAAACACGTTAAAAAATATGCACGACTTGTTTGAACTAATGGCAGTCGAAAGCATGGTAGAGCCGACATATGAAGAATTGAAAGAAGCAGGAATTGAATTGACAGACGCACAGTTGCTATTTATTTACAACTATTCCCAACATGGAATCACTTCCTTGTCTCCCTTTCGTCAAGAGCAGTAAAGTACAGACAGTATTGTATGTGTCGAAGCGGTATAATCAGTTGCCAAGTGCGGTAATGCACATAGAGGATGATTATACCGCTTTTTGCTTTGATGAAGCTTGTGCGGAGATTATCGCAAGAATCGAAGCAGGAGAAGAACCTGTATGGGAAGAAACAAAACAAGAACAAAAGAATTATAGTAAGTTTAGTGATTTGTATAAAAAGTATTAAATAAAAAATAGAAAGGAGGAATAAAACAATGAGTGTAAACATGGGAAGTGCAGTAGCTTATCTGGAATTAGACACAAGCAAGTTTACACAAGGGTTTCGTAAAGCAGGAAATGAATTAAAAGTGTTTGCGGATAAAAGTGCGACAACAGAACAAAAATTGAATGGTGTGTCGAATACCATGATGGCAGTCGGTAGCGTTCTGACAAAAAGTGTGACAGTTCCCCTTGTTGGTGTTGGTGCGTTAGCAGTTAAGACAGCGGCAGATTTTGAAAGCGGTATGTCTGAGGTTAAGGCTATATCTGGTGCAACAGGAGAAGAACTAAAAGCGTTAGAGAACAAAGCAATTGAAATGGGAGCGAAAACAAAGTTTTCTGCAAGCGATTCTGCCGAAGCATTTAAGTACATGGCAATGGCAGGGTGGGACGCTTCTGCTATGATGGATGGTATTGCAGGAGTCATGGATTTAGCGGCGGCTTCTGGAGAAGATTTAGCCACAACTTCTGACATTGTTACAGACGCATTAACAGCATTTGGATTGCAAGCAAAAGATTCTGCACATTTTGCAGATGTACTCGCACAGGCAAGTTCTAAATCAAACACAAATGTAGGATTGATGGGCGAAACATTTAAATATGTTGCACCAGTAGCAGGAGCGTTAGGCTATAGCGTAGAAGATACTGCAATTGCTATTGGATTGATGGCGAACAATGGAATTAAAGGAAGTCAAGCAGGTACGGCATTACGTTCTACCATAACAAGATTAGCGAAACCTGTTGGAGAAGCAGAAAAAGCGGTAAATGATTTAGGAATCAGTATCACAAATGCGGATGGAACAATGAAACCGTTGAGCCAAACAATGGTTGATTTGAGAGAAAAATTTGCAGGGTTAACAGAAGAACAAAAAGCACAGTATGCGGCTATGATAGCAGGACAAGAGGGAATGTCTGGGCTTTTGGCAATTGTTAATTCGAGCGAAGCTGATTTTAACAAATTGACACATGAGATAAACAATTCAAGTGGTGCGGCAGAAGATATGGCAGAGGTGATGATGGATAACACAAAAGGTGCAGTTGAGCAATTAACTGGTGCATTGGAATCAGCAGGAATTGTTGTAGGAAAACAATTAACACCGTATATTAGAAAAGCCGCAGAGATTATAACAAAACTTGTTGACAACTTTAATGATTTGTCAGAAGAAGAACAAAAGAACATAACAAAATGGGCGTCACTTGTTGCTGGTATTCCTCCTTTTTTGATGGTAGGCTCTAGGGTGTTGAAACTAGGCACAAGTCTTGTCGGAGGGTTTAAAAGTATCACTGCCGCTATAAGTGCGTATCAAGCGGCAAGTGCATTGGCAAGTATTGGTATGGAAAGTACCGCAGTTAAAATGTCAAAGTTATATAGTATGTCAAGTATGTTACAAGGAAAATATGTTTCTTTCGCACACCCTATAGGAATTGCAGTAACAGCAGTAGGAGCATTGGCGGCAGGAATGGTAGCGGCAGAGGTTGCAGAACAGGCACAGATAGAAAAGCTCTCAGAACTCTCTGGAAAAGAAGGAGAACTTGCAAAAGAGATTCAAAACATGAGTGAAAGTTACGAATCTATGATTGAAAAAAGAAAAGAAAATTTAAGTGGTATTAGTGAAGAAGCAACAACAAACCAGTCTCTTGCAAATGAACTAAAATCTATTGTTGATGAAAATGGAAAGGTAACAAAAGGAAATGAAACAAGAGCAGGAATCATTACAGGTTTGTTGTCTGAAGCACTTGGAATTGAAATTGAAATGACGGATGGTGTGATTCAGAATTATGGAGAACTGCAAAATGAGATTGACAAAACAATCGAGAAACAAAAAGCGTTAGCAATGCAAGAAGCTTTACAGGATGATTATGCCGAAGCAATTACAAATCGAGTAGAAAGCCAGAGAAAGTACAATGAAGCACTTGAAACACAACAAAAATGGAGCAATAAAGTACAGTCCATAGAGGATGAGATTGCAAGGAAACAAAATGGAGAATGGAAAGAAGCACAAGAAAAATATGGTATTGAGGGAACATATGCAGTAAGACATATGCAGGAAGAGTTGAGCAGAGAGTTGGAGATTGCGAAAGGCAAATATGAAAATGCTTCCGAAGCAGTAGAAAAGGCAGAGGACGCATATGTCGGTTATAATGAAACCGTGAAAAACTATGAGGGTTTAACGAAAGCAATTGCAGAGAATGACGCAGAGGGTATAAGGTTAGCAATGCTAAAAGTAGAACAAGCCTTTTTGACAGCAGGAGATTCCACTGTTGAAGCGTTGACAGAACAGCGTGACAATTTGAAAGAACAACTTGAAAATATGAAACAAGAAATGGCAGATGGAAATACTCAGATTACGCAACAAATGGTTGACGATATGTCCTCTTTGGTGGAACAATCAGAAACAGAGTTACAGAATGGAATCGAGCAACAGAAAAATTTGATTGTTTCAGAGTTTGGAAAACTAGGGATTGAGTTGCCGGAAGAACTTGCTAATGCAATTATGGAGACAGAGCCAGAAGTACAACAAACAGTGATTGCAATGTTACAACGTTTAAAGGATGGAACAGCTTTAAAAAAAGATGAAATCAAAACAATATTTAAAGCTATAGGGTATGAAGCACCACAAGAGTTAGTCACACAATTGTCGGAACTTTCTCCACAGGTACAAGCACAAGCTATTAATTTATTAACACAACTGCAAACCGCAGAGAGTTCTAAAAGACCAGAGATTTTACAACAATTAAATGATTTAGGCATTAAGATGGATGACAATTTGATTAGTGGTTTAGATTCCAAAAAAGGAGAAGTCGAGAATAAAGGTAAAGAGGTAGGGAAAAAGGGAAACCAAGGAATATCAAAAGAAGTTGGTGTATCTGTCAATGCTCCAAAAGTAAAAGATGTTTCAAACGCTGACGAGGTTGGAAGAAGAGCAAGAGCCGCTATTGCTTCACACTTTACCACAGCTATAGGGGTAAAGATTAAAGCAACAATCGACAATGTAAAAGCAAACATTAGTGGTAGTCATGCAAATGGTTTAGACTATGTTCCGTATAACGGATATATTGCAGAACTACATGAGGGAGAAAGGGTATTGACAAAACAAGAGAACATGCTATATAATAAAGGTAGGTCATTAAACGGGCAAAGTGGTGATACATTTAATTTTTACAACGTACAGCCAAGTCCTTATGAATATGCGAGACAAATGAAGAAAGCAAAAAGGGAATTGTTTTACGGGTTTTAAACAAAACAAAGCAGAAAGGAGGTGTGTCTGTTGATAGAACGGTTAAAGATAAGCAACATTGTAACAAACAAAAGTATTGAGTTGTCGAAAGAGGGAGGTAATTATATATTAGATTCTATTGATTGGGGCTTTCCAACCGTAACAAAACAATCTTTCCGCGTTCCGTATCAGATTGGAGAAACACAGACAGGTGTTATTATTGGAACACGAAAACCAGTAATCATTGGATATGTTATTGCAGACATCAGTCAACCTGTCGGAATATCTTTGGATGATTATTACAAAAAACAACTTGAAATCATTGAGCGGAAAAAGGGAGAATTGAATAAATTATTCTCGGTGTTCCAAGAAGTTGTGTTGGAGGTACAGGGAGGATATTTTTTAAAAGCAGTTTCAACACAGCCTGTGTCGTATTCAAGTATGGAGAATGAAAATAATGAAGTCCTTTGTTTATTCCAAATTGAGTTGGAAAGTTATCAGCCGTTGTTTTACAAGGGAGAAAAAAAAGTAAGTCTTGCGGTGATAACAGGAAAATTTCATTTTCCTTTGATTATTCCAGAAGAAGGAATGATTTTCGGAGAGATTAAAAGAAGACAGGCAATTATGATTGAAAATGCAGGGGATTCAGAAGTTGGTTGTGTTATCGAAATTGTGGCTAATGGTGGAACGGTAAGAAATCCAAAAATATATAATGTTGCAACAGGAGATTTTATTGAGCTTGAAAATGTTGAGTTGCAGAATGGAGATTATATTACAATCACAACAGAGACACAGGAGGAAAATGTGATAAAACATGAAATTGAGACAGGAGAAGAAATCTCGTTAGTTGGGAATATAAAAGAGGGTAGCAAGTTCATCCAGATTCTACAAGGGAACAACTTTTATGCTTATTCTGTGGAACAGCAGTATATGAATAATATTGAAGTGAGTATAAGGTTTACAGAGAAGTTTTTTAATTTTGAAGCCATGTAGTGTGTAAAGAGGTGAAACAATGATAGAAATATTAGACGAGAATTTGAAAAAGGTTGACATTTTAAGAAAATACACATTTGCACAATATTCAGACAGGTTTCGTGATGTCGGAACATTTGTGATAAATGTAAGAATCCTAAGAGAGAATCTATATTTGTTGAACAAAAACAAACAATATTATGTTTTGTTTGATGGAAAGGTTTTCGGAAAAATAGAAAGCGTTAAAAGGAACAGTGACAGCGAATATGAAAAGACGATTGAATTAAGAGGACGCTTAAGTCCTGTCTTGTTTACAGAACGTGTGGTAACTGGAACACTTAATTTTAAAGGAAACACCGCACAACTTGTTAGGACGCTTGTTGAAAATGAAATTACAAAAGATGTGAACAGTGACCGTTATGTGAATATTAACATAAAGTACGACAATGAGGAATATTTAAACAGTATTTGTAGTAAGGTAGACAAACAAATAACTGGCGGCTATGTTTGGGATGGAATGAAGCCAGTGTTAGAACAAGATAAGCTAGGTTTATTTTTTGTTCCAAATGTTACAACAGAGCAACTGGTGGAAGAAGAGGTTACAAATATTCCGTCTTGGGATTTTACGATAAGTGCAGGAACAGACAGAACAAAAGGAAACAAACAAGGGAACACGCCTGTTGTGTTTTCGCAGAGTTTAAGTAATATAGAAAGGACAGAATATGGTTTGGATGTATCGAAGTTTCGAAATGTTGCATATGTAGCAGGAGAGGGAGAAGCAGATAAGAGAAAATGGTATGAGATACATTTAAACAGCGAACAAGCGAATAAAAACAAAGGTTGGAAAAGAAAAGAGTTGTGGATTGACGCACGAGACATACAAAGTAAAAATAATGATGGAGCTGTTATATCGCAAACAGAATATGAACAGTTGATAAAGCAAAGGGCAAATGAAAAGTTTGCTGAAAATACAACTGTAGAAAGTTATTCGGGAACGATTTTTGAAGCAAATAAACAATACACATATGGGAGAGACTATAAAATCGGTGATTTTGTTACTATTATAGACAAAGAACTTGGAATAAGCGTTAATGTACAGATTACAGAGGTCATAAAATCATGGCAGGAGTTTGGAGAGATTATTGACATTGATTTTACTTATGGAGCAATAAATGGGGAGCCAGTAGATAAACTGGAAAACGTGAGTGTAGCCGTAAATCAATTAACAAATTCTATATTATATCTGGAAAATGAAGCAAAACATAATAAACTAGATGTTGAAAGACGTCTGGATGAACTCGAAAAAATAAAGATTAAATATATATATGTTAAAGCTACAAATTACCCAAAAGGAATTCATAACATTGTCAAACATGGATTAAATTACAATAAAATTCTGGGAGTTGTAGGTAGGATTGGAGATTATATAATCAACGTTCCGTTAATGAGTACAAGTGGGGATTATTCGCAGAACTATGGCGTATATGTTAGAGTAAATAGTGAGTGGGTAGTAGGTAGCTTTGGAGGTGAATGGAACGGGTACGAAATGCTCTTGGGGGTAATTTACATGGAATAGTTGACAGAGGAATAAAAGTATGTTATTGTTTTAATAAAAAAAGAAAGGAGATAAAACATGGCAGAACAAAGTGGATTTTTTAATGCAATGAATCAATCGGGAATATATGACCGAGTGTATGATTCCTCAGATTTTGCAAACTACTTTTCAAAGTTTATATCTGATGGGGTGTTTATTAACCCAACAAACCAACTAAAGGTTGTTGAAAGTGAGGGGTTAACAGTAACAATTAGGAAAGGCTCTGCATTTATAGAGGGGTATTGGTACACACTAGATGAAGACATGAATATGACAATCTCTCCAAATCCGACAGGGTATGAGACGCAAGTAAAGATATGTTGCACGTTAAATCGGTCAGAGAGAAAGATATCGGTAACAAAAGAAGAGAGTGCAACAAACTTAAAACCTGTAAATGATGAAGTGAAACACGAGTTAGTGTTAGCAACAATATCTCTAGGAGTTAGTGCTTCGACAATAACAGATTCTGTGATTACAGACCGCAGACCAGATGATTCTTATTGTGGATTCGTAAAAGGAGTTGTTGAACAAATAGAGACAGAGGAATTATTTTTGCAATTTTCAGATTCGTTTGAAGAATGGTTCGATACAGTAAAAGGACAGTTAAGTGGTGACATAGCCGGAAAGTTACAACAACAGATAAATGGGTTGGCAGGAGATGCGTCGCAATTGAGTAAACAAATTATAGACGTGAAAGAATGGAAAGTGTTAAAAGGTTTACAAGACAAAACAAATTATGGCTTTCCAAATGTAAAAACGTTGCACCATGCAAATGCAGTTCTGTATAACAAAGAAATGAATGCTTTTAACTTTTTTATACAGATTCTTTCCGAAGCTTCTTCACCAATGAATAAACCAATTGGTGCATATAAAATTTTGAATCTAAAGAAATTAGTGACATCAACAATGAGTGACGTGAGCAATATTTCGTATTCGCATGAATTAACAAAGTTACAAGATTCGTCTGGAAATCCAACTGGAGATGATTGCATAGCGATAGGTTTTTGCATAGGTACGTGTACTAAAAACGAACAATATCCTGTATATGTTGGGAGAGCGACACAATTTGATTTGTATTACAACGTGGTAGATGGATATTTATATTGCTTTATACCAGACCCGAATTGGTGGGGTACATCCGTGATTATAAATATAACTGGAACATTTATTTTTTAAAATGTAACAAAAAGGAGTGCAAAAGCACTCCTTTTTTTGTTTGTGTCTTTTAAATATACAATCTGTATACTTTCTTTATACTTCATTTAAAAATCACAAGATATAATATAAATGTAAGATAAAAAAATAAATAAAAACAAAACAGGAGGGAGAACAGTGTACGGAAATTATAACGGTGGGTATGGGGTTAGTCCGTATCAACAGCAGTTAGCACAGCAGAGAATGAGCCAGATAGAACAGCAATATAATGTGGGTGCATATCCACAAAACAACTATCAAATGCAAAGCAATCAGATGGGAACGTTGCAAACTTTAAAAGGTAGACCAGTATCAAGTTTTGATGAAGCAAAAGCAAGTATGATAGACCTTGATGGAAGTTTGTACGTTTTCACTGATTTGTCAAATAATTGCATTTACACGAAACAAATATTGTTAGATGGTTCAGCAGAATTAAAAACTTATGTGTTGCAGGAACAAAAACAAAAAGAAGTCGAAACAAAACAAACAGAAGAAAAAAGCGTTACATACGTTTTAAAGAAAGATTTTGATAAGACAGTTAGAGAACTAAAGAAACAAATTGAAGTGTTGAAAGGGGAAGTATCTTATGATTCCAAAAATGATGAACCAAATGCTAAAAAATAATCCATTATTCCAGAGAGCAACTCAGATGGCACAAGGAAAGTCGGAGCAGGAATTAAAACAAATTGCGAGTAATTTGTGCAAACAAAGAGGAATAAACATGGATGAAGCATATAGACAATTTGAACAACAGTTTTCCGTTATGATTGGGAGACAAAACAATTAAGGTATAAGCCTAAATGGTTTATATAAATAAAAATTTAAAGGAGGTACATACTATGGGTATGGACGGAAATGGTTTAAGTGTTGCAGATGCTCTCGCATTACAGAGAGATGGAAACGGTGACGGAATGTTCGGAGACGGAGGTTATTGGATTTTCTTTCTGTTTTTCCTCTTAGCGTGGGGCAATAACGGATGGGGAAATGGATTCGGTAGCGGTTCTGGTGGAACACAGGGAGCAGGATTCCAAGGATGGGCTACAAGAGCAGACATCAATGAAGGATTTGCGTTGAACAATCTCCAGAGTGGAATCAATTCCTTACAGCAGGGAATTTGTGATAGCACTTATGCTCTGACAAATGCAATCACAAATGGCTTTAACAACACAAACATGGGCGTTATGCAGGGCTTTAATGGTGTAGAAAGAAGCATGTGCAATATGTCCGCACAGCTTGCTAATTGTTGTTGCGAAACAAGAGAGGCTATCCAAGGCGTAAATTACAATATGGCAAAGAACACTTGTGATTTACAGAACACAATGAACAACAATACAAGAGATATTCTTGAGAGCCAGAACGCAGGAACAAGAGCAATTCTTGACTACCTTTGCCAAGACAAGATTTCTACACTACAGGCAGAGAACCAGAGTCTTAGACTTGCGGCTTCACAGGCAGACCAGAACGCAGTTCTTAGAGCGGCTATGGATGCTAACACAGCAGAAATTATTAGACGTACTGGAAATGACTGTCCAGTTCCTGCTTACGTTGTTCCGAACCCAAATTGCTGTTATGGCAATCCAGTAGGAGTCAGCTACAATGGATATGGGAATAACTGTGGATGTGGTTGTTAGTTCCGCTAAATGCGTGAGGGTTGGGCGGTCATAGTACCGCCCTTTTTATTAAATAAAAAAAGGAGGTAAAACAAATGCCATGTAGATTATACAATAACAATGGGTTTGGATGTGGAGGATGTGAACATTTTGTTCGGACAAACAGCGTAACATTGGTAGATTCTGTTCTTGTTTTAAACATTCCGCAGAAAACATACAGTAACAAAGAAAAGGTGTGTATTTGTGTTGCACAGGCAATTCCAGAGGTAACGTCAGAACAAACAGTTGCCATTACGATTGGAACAGAAGCAACACAGTATCCGTTAAGAACAAAGTGCGGAAATAATGTTCATGCCGACCAGATAAGGAATCGGAGAGTATATCATACAAACGTAGCAACAGACACAGGAACATTTGTGATTTCTTCTTGCGAGTTGTGCAAAACATCTTTTAATTTTCCGGTAGTTCCAACAGCACCGGCAACAGTGTAATTATGGGAGAAGAAAAAAGATGGAATCTTTTGGATGCTATGACGTTTGTAGGTTTTTTCTTGGGAGTTGCGAACTATGGTGAGAACATATCGCAGAGCGATTTACAAGAAACAATGGGAAATGTGCTGAAGGATGTACATAGACATTTAGAAGAACAAGACAAAAAGTTAAATGACATTTTGGAAATGTTAAACGAATCAAGGGAGGGCTAAAGCATGAACGATTATGATATGCAGGAACAAAGCAGACGAAATGATAATGGAGAAGATTATGACAGAAGAACAAGAAACACAATGGACATGAGAATGGGAACGGATTCTATGCAGGGAAGTATGAACATTGGAAATATTAAAACAAACAATAGTGAAAGAGCAAGAATGGTGGAAGATGTTTATTTGAAACTTGACGAAAGAATGTGTAAGGCTTTAAATTTCCATGAACAGTTAGCAGATTATTTTTGTTTCCTAGGTTTACAGGGATTTAAACGAATGTGTGAATATCAGTACATGAAAGAATGTGCGGAGAAAAGAAAGGTACATAAACGGTATATTGATATTCACCACAAAATTCTTCCTACTGTTGGTTGTACAGGAATGAATATCATACCAAAGGAATGGGAAAGACACACAACACATGATATTGATGATAGTGTGATTCCAAAGTACACAAAAATGGCATTGAAAACTTATTACGAATGGGAAATCGAAACAAAAGAATTGTTCAAGGAACTTTGTAACAAATTGCTACAGATGGGAGAACATTCTGACTACGAATTTCTGAAAGAACTTGTTCTGGGGGTAGAAAAAGAAATCAAGAAAATCATGCGGTTGTATGAGTCGTTAAATGGAACAGGGTATGACGTGAACGCTATCCAGAGTGTACAAGATAAATACCATGAAAAGTATAAGAAAAAGTATAATGACAGGTTTACAACAAAGAACAATTATAGACAGATACCGCCTTATCCGCAATATGGAGAGGACGAGGAAAGAAGAACAAGACGAATTGGATTCGAATATTAGAACATAGCACACCTTTTCTGGTGTGCTTTTGTTTTGCAAAAAATTTTTAAAAATATTTTTAAAAAAGTGTTGACTGATATAAATATATATGTTATTATAATATCAAGTTAATGGAAAACAAAAAAGTTAAAAACAAAACAAGTTAAAGGAGAACAGAGTTATGATGGAAAGCAGAAACAACTATGTAGATATGTTTTGTTTGTAAAATAGGAGGGCAGAACAATGAAAAGAAAAATAAAAAGATTATGGCGAGAATGGGGTATAACATTAGAAGAATTTGAAATGTTTATTTGTGCAGTAGGATTCTTTGTTTTACCTTTGGCATTAAGATTATTATTTTTTATAATTTAGGTAATTTAGTATTGACAAACAAAAAGTAAGGTAGTATAATAAATACATCAAATAAAGTTAGGAGAACAATAAAGTGGAGAATATGAATTTTGAGTCTATGAAAGTGGCAGAGTTAAAAGAAGAAAGCAGAAAGCGTGGTTTGAAGTTAGAACACAAAGGACATAAGTTTACAAAGGGTGAGTTGATTGAAAGGTTAGTCCGTTATGAAAAAGAACAACATGACATTGATAGTGATATCCAGAAAGCAATTGAAGAAGCAGGAGAAGAGCCAAAAGAAACAAAATGTGAAGAAGTGAAGACTTGTGCAGACTGTAGCAAGTCACCATGTGAGAACACACCAGAGGTCAAAGAAAACAAAACAATATTTGCGACAACGCTAGAAGAAATCGAGAAAAAGTATGGTGTGCGGAAACCACAGTTTATATATGATAAAGATTTGAAAGTAGGAAGTACCGTAGTCTTTGTTGAGGTTGTAGAAGCGAAAAGCGGATGGCTTGGTAAAAAGTTAAGAAAGGGAGTTGTTAAAGGAGTTAATCGCAAAAAAGAATTAGTGAAAGTAGAAATGTTCTTTGGAAAAGAGTATATACTAGGTTTTGAAGAACTGTTGTTTATTAAAGATAATGAGAGAGGCGGTTGGCTTCCGAAAGATATTAAAAATTTTTTGTGGAATCAAAATAACAGAAATAGGAGAAAGGAAGAAAATGAAAGAACAAACAAGTCTTATTAAGGAAAGTGTGCGAAAGTTATATGAAGCAAAAAAAGAAAAAGAAAGAGTTGACTCTTTTTATGATGAAGTAAAGAAAAAAGAACAAATAGCAATTTCAAATTTTATGTTCACAAATTTACCACAAGAACAAAAAAGCTTTGATATCGAACTTGATGAGGGTGTGGCATATTATACAAACCATGTGAGACTGCAAGTAACAAGAGTTCGTAGACAAAAAGTAATTTGGTTATTAGACAAGCTGAAAAAGAAGTTAAGCAAAGAAATGTACAAGGATGTCGTTAAAAAGACATATACTATAAATGATATGCAAGGGCTTGTGAGGTATTTAAAATCTTGCGGAGTGGACGCTAAAAAGTTTAAGAAGTTTATTAATGTTTCGGAAGAAGCAGACGAAACAAAACTTGATTATCTGTACGACACAGGAAAGTTAAATAAAAAGGATATTGCAGGATGTTACGAAGTGCAAATGTCCGAGCCATATATAAGATTAACAGAAATAAAGAGGTAGTGTTATGATTCGCCAATATGGAGGGAAAGAACTTGCAAAAGTGTTGATATATTATGGATTGGTTGTAGACATAGTGAGTTCAGATTTTAACATTATATGCCCTTTCCATGACGACATTAACCCGTCAATGAAAATATGTTTAGAAGACGGTTCTTTTTATTGTTTTGGTTGTGGAGTGAAAGGAAATGCGTTAGACTTTGTAATAAAAGCACAGCCAGAATTAAATGACTTACAAGCTTGCGTGTTATTAGAACAAATACTGAATAGTGAAGAAGTAAAAAAGTTGAATGTGAAATATCGAAAGAAACGAAGATTGCAGAATAAACAAGCATTGTGTGAAGCATATGATTATTATTATGGAATCAGACAAACGGATTGGAACGATATACAAACAAAGGAAGAGCAAAAAGTGTTTGAATATATGAGCAAGCGAGGTTTTAATAGAAAGTCATTAAATGTTTCACACTGTAAAGTAAGTTACAATATTGCCTATCCGATATTGTTTCCAATCCTTGATAATGGAGAGTTTAAAGGATGGGTTGGAAGAACAACAAACAAATATGTTGAAAAGAAAAGAAAGTATTTGTACAATGAGGGATTCAGAAAGCGTGATACGTTGTGTGGAAATTATGAGCAGAACAAAGTTGTGTACATTTGCGAGGGTTTTATGGACTATTTAAGCCTTAGAACAAGAGGACATATAAAAAATGTTGTTGCAATCTTAGGGTGGCATATCTCGGATGAACAAGTACAAAAATTAAAAGATAAAGGTATAACAACAGTTGTGTCTGCCTTGGACAACGATAAAGCAGGAAAGAAAGGAACAGAATATTTGAAGCATTTTTTCAAGGTGATTCGTTTTCAGTATCCAGATGATAAAAAAGATGTTGGAGAAATGACGGAACAAGAATTAAAGTTAGCAATCAAACAAACAAAGGAGGCATACAGATGTGAAAGTAGGCGTTAAAATAAAGATGGGAATGACCTTGTTCCATGCTCAGACAATGAAAGAATTGTGTATTGACAACACAATTGAAGTATGTTATGATGAAGAAAGTACAGAGTACAAAAACCTTTGTGATGAATATACAGAAGTTATAGGGTTCAAAAGGGAGGAAGATAAGATTGCATTTGACAAAGAACTTTTGATTGAACTTGCAAAAGAAGTAAAAAGCAGAGAAATGGAAACAATAAAAACAATCGAGGAAACAATAAAGACCTGTTATTTGAAAAACACATCTGCTTATGTTACTTTTGCAGGGTATATCATAAACCCAAAAGATTTTTGTGCAGTTCGTATCGATGGGTTTAATGTACAATTCTCAAAAAAATAAAAAAAAGTGGAAAGGAAACAAAGAAATGGGAAAAATTAAGTTATCAAGCATTAAAAACGAGATTAAAAAAAGCGGAACAAACAAAGGAAAGTTTTTGTATTTTAAAGAAGATAGCAAGATTCGTGTTCGATTCTTAAATGATATGGAGGACGGTCTCGAAATTAAGTTTCACGACAGCTTCCAGTTGGGTATCAATGTTCCGTGCCAAGAAGAATTTGGTCGAGATTGTGAATATTGCGAAAACGAAGATTTAAGAACACGGAGTATGTATGTATGGTCTGTCTATGATTATGAGAGTAAAGAAGTTAAATTATTGATGGCGGCAACAAATAACTGTTCTCCTGTACCCGCACTGGCTTCTCTGTATGAAAGTTATGGAACGTTATGTGATAGAGATTATGAGATTAAAAGAATCGGAAAAGGACAGAACACAACATATAGCGTGATTCCTTTAGAGAAGCTGAAATTCAGAAATACAAAAGTGAAACCAATGTCAGAACAGGCAATGTTAAAGTGTATTGATAAGGCTTATCCTGCTGACAATTCGGAGGATTTTGATGAAGAGGATGAAAAGCCAAAAAAACAAAACAAAACAAAGCAGAACAAACTAAAGGGAAAAATGAATGAACCAGAGGACGATTGGGGAGAAGAAGAGGAAACAAATGACTACGAAAGTATGTCTGCAAAAGAGTTATACCAGTTGTGTAAAGAGCGTGGAATTGAATGTAAGCCGAGAAAATCTAAGGAGTATTATTTTGATTTGTTAGAGGAAGCAGATGAAGAAGATTCCGATGATGATTGGGACGAAGAAGAGAACGATTGGGAATAAAAAAATTAGGGGTTGACTTTGTGTCAGCCCTTTTGTTATAATGAAAGAGAACAAAGGAAGGAAACAAACATGGGAAATTTTTTTGATTTACATAGGCATGATGAAAATTCCTTTTTTGATGGTTTTGGAAAACCAATTGAATTAGCAAAAAGGGCAAAAGGATTAGGATATACTGCATTAGGAACAAGTAATCATGGGAATATTACAGGTTTGGTACAACATTGGTTAGCGTGTAAAGAAATTGGAATTAAACCAGTGTTGGGTTGTGAAGTATATTTTCAACCAAAATTTAACAGAGAAAAACCACAAAGAAAATCATACCATTTATGTTTGTTCGCAAGAAACAAACAAGGGTACGAAAACTTGTGTCACATTTTAACAGAAGCAAATACGAAACAATTTTATTATAAGGCTATTGTTGATTTTAAGTTATTAGAAAAGTATGCAGATGGTTTAATATGCTCTACCGCTTGTATTGCATCAGCAACAAGTCAAGCTATTATGAATGGAAATGTTGAGACAGCGGAACGTTTGCTAAATAAGTTTAAAAGTATTTTCAAAGAACATTTATACGTGGAAATACAACCATATAAGATTGATAAAAATGGAACACAACAGAAAACAGATTATGTTTTGATGAAGTTAGCAAGGGAACTGAAAATCAAGTGCATACTAACGTCAGACAGCCATTTTGGAAGCAAGGAAGATTTTGACACTTATTGTAAGATGCACGAAATTGGAAAAACAACACTTGATGTAAAGAACACATATTCAGAAAGGTATATGCCTAGTGAGTATGAGATTGTAGAACGGTTTGCAAAAACTTATAAGAACAAATTTAAAAATGCATTTGAACTAGCAGAGAAATTTGTTGATAATCTTGGAAAGTTACAAGATAGCGTTGAGGATGATATATTATCAGAGTGTGAACTTGTGTTACCTAAGATTGAAACAAATGGAGAATCAAGCGAAACGGTGTTGCGTAAGATGGTACAAAAAGGATTGAAGAAGAGAGGGAAGAACACAAAACAGTACATACAGAGATGTAAACAGGAACTTGATGTGATACATTATCATGGGTTCGATGATTATTTCCTCATGGTACAGGACTATGTGAACTGGGCGAAAGAACAAGGCATTGCGGTTGGCGCAGGACGTGGTTCTGCCTGTAATTGTTTGGTTGCGTATGCAATTGGAATCACAGACGTAGATAGTATCAAATACAATCTTGATTTTAGCAGATTTATGAGGAAGGAGAAAAAGAAACTACCGGACATAGATGTAGACTTTGAGACAGATAGAAGGCAGGAAGTCATTGATTATGTTGTAAATAAGTATAAGGGGCAAGCAGTACAGATATGCTCCTATGGGGAATATAAGATTGATAATCTTATTAATGACCTTTCAGGCGTATGTGGATTACCTACAAGTGGAAAAGAATTAGATGATTATGACAAATCGGAAAATAAAAGAATTGTTGCAGAAATCAAACACTTTATTCGTGAGTACGAAGAAGATGGAAGTTTGAACATGAATAAAATGTTACAAGATGAAAGGGCTGAAATCTATAACAGTCAGTATGATAATATCATAAAGCACTTTTCTAAGTTATTCGGAAAAATAAGACAACTTGGAAAGCACGCCGCAGGGGTGGCAGTTGTAGGCTCTGATATATCCAATTATACAGCGGTTGTACATGGGAAAGATGGGATGTACAATAGTAGTTATGATTTGAATGATTTAGAACATATTAATTGTACAAAATTTGATATGTTAGGATTAAAAACAATGTCAGAAATGCGAGAATTGGAAGAGTACACAGAGCATATTGTAACGGATGAGGATAGAGAAGAACAAGAGATATACAGGCAGTTTAGAGAGGGTAATACAGATGGCATATTCCAGATGGAAAAATCAGCACCTAAAAAGATTTTAGATATGATAAAATGTGACTGCATCGAGGATGTGATAGCAGTTAACGCCTTAAATCGTCCTGCTCCATTACAGTTAAAAATGCACGAAACATACGCTTATAACAAGTTATCTGGAAAGGTTGACACAAGTACACCATATTATAAGTATACCAAGGAAACATATGGAACAATGTTATATCAAGAACAGACGGTTGAAGTTGCCCAGAAGCTAGGACATTTGACACCACAACAAAGTTTTGATTTGTTAAAAATTATGAAAAAAGCGGAGAATCTAAACAAACCGGAGTACATACCGATTATCGAGCAAATGAAAAAAGACTTTTTTAAAGGGTGTAGAAGTGAAGGGCTTACAAAAGAACAGACAAAAGAAATATGGGCTAGTATGCTGATTTATGGCTTTAACAAAGGACATAGTACAGGGTATACGCTGATATCAGTTGACCAGATGTGGTACAAGATACACCATCCTGCGGAATTTTGGTATGTAAAAATGAAGTATGCGGATAATGATGTAGATATACACAAATATTCACACCTTGCAGTAAAAGACAATGCGGTGGTAATGTTACCCCATGTAAACTATACTGCAAAAACTTCCATGCGTATGATGGACGGTGAAAATGTAATTCAACAAGGTTTGAGCATTATTAAAGGAATTGGAGAAAAGGCGGCAAAGACAATAGAGGATGAAAGAAAAGAACATGGAGCATTTAAAGATTATGATGATTTTTATGATAGGTGTAAGGGAAGAGCGGTAACAAGTAGAGTGATTGATATTTTAAAAGAACAAGGAGCATTAGAGTTTAACAAACGAAGATACTTGTCAAGAGTAGTAAAGTATAATAGCAGTTTATTAGGGAGGTAAAAAAATATGAATTTGGTAGAACATTATGTAACGAACATCACATACGAAAATAGAACAAACTATAATGGTGTAGTAATGTATGAGTTAACTTGTGATATTGATTGTTATGGAATAAAAAAGAAAAATGAAAACATTTTGTTAATGGAAGAAGATTACAATATGGTAAAAGAACAAGGATATTATTTAGCATAGGAGAAAAAGATGAAAGAGTATATACATGAACAAGAATATTCTGAGAAAGCAGATGAATTAAGAAAGAACAGGGTACAAACGTCTTTTTACAAATATGGTTCTGCTAAGGTGAATTTTGGAAGAGGTTATGTCGACGCATTAGGTAGCCATGAAAAGTGTATTGAAGCGTACAATCGTACAGGGAACAAAGAATATTTACTTGATGCCATGAATTATTTAATGTTTGAGTTTATGTATCCACAAAAGAAAGGTGCGTATTTTAAACCGACAGGAAGCGAAGAAAGTGCAGGAATTGTTGGGATTAGCATTAATGAAATGGAGGAATTTAAAAATGGCTAGGAAAGAAATGAACAAAGAAGCGATAATGAAATTATGCAGTGAGATATCAAAAAAAGAAGGAGATGGAATTGTTTACAGTTTGGGAAATAAAAATGGTGCATTAAATATTCCACGTTGGAGTACAGGATTACCAGACCTTGATGCAATTATCGGAGGGGGAGTACCAAAAGGAAGAACAATAGAGATATTCGGGGCAGAATCAGCAGGAAAAACAACGCTCGCGTATCAATTAGCGGCACAACATGAAATGTGTCTCGATATACCGATTGAAGGTACGTTTGACGCAGAGCGTGCAAAGTTATTCGGAAACAGACCAAAACAAATGTTGGTATACAGAGCGAGATATGGAGAAAAGGCTTTCAACAGGGCAATCAGATTTGCGGAAGAGGGCATACCTATGATTGTGATAGATAGTGTTCCATCCATGCAACCGAAGGATGATATCGACAAGATTAGAAAGGCAGTAAATACAGACAGTGAACAGGAAATGCGTATTGGTGGTGTTGCAAGGCTCATGGACAAATACTTACCAACTCTAGAAGATGTGATAGAACAAACAGGAACAACAGTTGTATTTATAAACCAGATTCGGGATAAAATGAATGCACTACCTTTTGGAGATAACATACAAACTCCGGGCGGTCATAAATTAAAACACAGTGCGAGTTTGAGAATACAGGTGGCAAGAAAAGGATATATTGACATTCCGAACCATAATCCTTATAATAGTGCTAACAAAGAAACAATTGGCATGATTATGAAATGTAAGGTGGTAAAGTCGAAAGTGTGTAATCCAAAAGGAGAATGTGAAATACCATTATTCTATGAAAGAGGGTTCATAGACTTTGCAGACCTCGAAGAAGTAAGAAAAGAAATAATGATAGAGCATAAGAAAAAGTATAAGGAAATGTTAGAACAATAATGGTCTTGTATTGTATTACTTTTTATAGGATTTATCCAGATAAGGAAAAGACAGAACATAAGTTTTTTGTATATGAAAAGACGAAACAAAAAGCAGTACAAAAATTCTGTCTTTCCACTGGATGTAGAAAAACAAATGTTCTATCAGTTCATGTTATTTAAAAAAAGGCGGTGAAAAAATGGGAATTGTTGATAGCATTAAAAAAGAAGCGGCGAGAAATGGAACAAAGATACAGAGTGATAAAGAAGAAGAGTTAGAACAAAAATTAAATGCTCTATTTTATTTAGATAAAGATATACCAAATGAATTGAAGTTTTTAAAATCTGTAATGACAAGAGGGCAGGAGACTACAGAAAGAAAAGGGCTACACGCAAGTGCAGTTATTGTTTCGGAGGATAAGTTTTGCTACAGACAGCAAGTGTTGAGTTTGTTCTACAAACAGGCACAGGGTGAACAAGTACCAGTTGGATTGAAGCGGATATTTTCAGAGGGTGATGCAATCCATGAAAAGTGGCAAAGATTGTTTATTCGTGGAGGATATGCAGAACCATTAGACTGTGATAGAACACAATTTGTAAAAGAATTTGATTTACAATTTACGCCAGACATTATCTGTAATATAGATGGTTTCGGTGAAATGGTGGGAGAAATCAAGTCGGTAAACAGTTTTACGTTTAAGAAACAAAAGAATCATGCAAGTGGGAAAAAGCAATTGCAATTGTATATGTATTTAACGGGAATCAAAAAAGGGTTCGTGTTGTGTGAGGACAAAAATACACAAGAAGTCAAATTGTATCTGTATGATGCAGATTATAAACAAGTAAAGCCTTATATTGCAAGATTGGAGAAAATACAGTATTATAAACATAGGTTAGTGGACAAAGGAAAGCTTGTTTCAAGGCACGAAAAATGCACAGAGTATAATTGTAAGATGGCAGAACAGTGTCCGATGCGTGAAGTATGTTATGGAAAGAAAAAGGAGAAACTACAATGATTGATAAATTGATTAAAAGGTTTATTGTTTGGTATCTAAAAAATAACAATGTTATGTTCTATCATGGAATTTTTGTTGTAAGAATGTTCACACAAGAATATTATGAAAAAAGATTTGAATAGTTTACATTTAAGGGGTTGACTTTGTGTCAGCCCTATGTTAATATATAAGCATAGAAACAAGAGAACAATCGTTGAAGGAGAAAAATAAAATGAAACAGTTCAAAATAAAAAATACAAAAAGTGGAAATTGTGCTTGTCGTTATTGTGGAAAATATCAAGAAGGTGATAAATTACAACCTTTCACAGTATGGTGGAAAGAAGAAAATGAAAAAAGAGGGCATCAAGAGCCAATGTGCAGTATCGAGTGTTGTAATGATTATATAAGAGAACAGGAAACGGGATGTGTAATACATGTTTGAAGCTGTTTCGAGTACAGGATTAGTTAGGTTTATAGGAACAAGAAAAGTTAAGCAAATAATAAGGAGTACATAAAATGAAAAACAGAGTATCTGGATATGTTAGAATAAAAAGATGGTGGCTACAGAAAAATAATATGTATGCAAGTTGTCCATGCCAAATAAGAGAAGGAAGATACACAGAGTATAGTTGGTTACATATTACATTTGAAACAGAAAGAGCATACCATTTTAATGAAATGCAAAGATATATTCCGCAAATTCCATTTGTACCAAAAAGTGCTGTGTTAGAGTTTAAGTATGAGTAAATATTGTAAACCAATGGGATTGCATGTAACATATTTAGATTGTATGGATTGCGAAGATAAAGAGTGTATACAATCCCATAGAAAGGAAGAAGAAATGGAAAAAAGATATCTGGATGTAGAACCAGAACAGATTGTATATATTGTTTTGGAATCTAAAAGGGAAGGAAAACAAAACAATATAATTGCAGAATGTAGATGTGAAAAAGCGGTAGTGTATAGAATGACCACAGTATATTGTTTTAAAGTATTAAAAATTGTGACAAAAACAAAAACAACCATAAAAGCAGAACTATTAATGTGCGAAAATGCAAACATCAATACAGGACACAGAAAAACACCAAACAGGTATCCGGTGTTTACAACAAAAGAAAAATGTTTGGAGTGGATTAAAGGTTGAAATGAAAAAAGAAGAAAATAAAAATTATAAACAAAGATTTATGAATGGATTTAAGATATTAACGCATACAAAGTCACCATATAAAGTTTGGTCTGAATTAATGTTGTTATATGCGATTGAAATTGCGAACACAACATTAAGACCATTAAAAGAAAGTAAACCTTTTAAAAGTGTGTGGGAAGAGCGTGAAAAACAATATATCGAAACAATAAAAACATACACAAAGAAAGAACAAAAAATAATCTCACAAATGTTCACACTATTAGTGTTAGAATTAGAAGAAAATCCGAACCAAGATTTGTTAGGAGAATTGTATATGAAGTTGGGAATCTCAAACAATCGTGCAGGACAGTTCTTCACACCGTACAGTGTATGTGAGTTAATGTCTGGGGTAACAATCAACAAGAAACAGTTGGCAAAAGATGTACATAACAAAGGGTATGTGATTATCAATGATTGTGCTTGTGGCGCAGGTGCGACATTAATATCGGCAACAGAATATTGCAAGTCCATGTTCAAGAAATTAAATTACCAAGACCATGTAGGGGTAGTTGCACAGGACATTGATATTACTTGTGTACATATGTGTTATATCCAGTTGTCTTTACATGGGTTGTCTGGATATGTTATACACGGGAATACATTGACAGAACCAGAAGTAACAGATTTGCACAGAATCTGGTTTACACCAATCTATTTTAGTGATGTGTGGACAATGCGAAGGTTGTTCCATGGACAAGACATTTTAGGCAGAGAAAGGAAACAAAAGGAAAATGAAAAAGCATAATTATGTGATAGGAATTGACCAATCTTATACAAGGACTGGAATCACAGTATTAAAGAACAAAGAAATTGTAGAAATGTACAGTATGGATTTTAAGGGATGTACAGATAATACCAGTAAAAGGCAACGTTTGGGTAGTTTTCTTTGTGAATTACTTGTTGACTTAGATTCCGTGGAAAATGAAATCATGGTAATCACAGAGCGTATTCGTTTAAGGTCACAAGGCTTTCTGTCTGAGAATTACATCAAGGCAACAGGGGCGTTGATTGCAACTATTATAGATGTTTGTACTTCCTTTGGGATTAAAGTATATAGTGTAGATACAAGGGCTTGGAAATCTGCTATTGTAGGTACGAGCAAACCTTTAGATAATCCATATGGAATCAATGCAGAGAAGTACCGTACAATCTTGTATATGCGTGATAGGGGGCTTTTAAAGCATATAGCTGAGGAATATAAGGGCAGAGGAAAGAAAGGCGTTATAAACGTCAAAATGGACGTTATAGAGCATGGCAAAAAGGTAAGAAAGAAAGTCCCATGTAAAATCAATGATGATTTGGCAGATTCTTACTGCATTGCCTTATATGGGTATCTTCCTAAAACAAAACAAAAGTTAAAAAAAGAACGATTCTAGGGTGTGAACAATCATGCCCTAATTTTATTGCAACAAATTAAAACAAAACGCTTTACATTATTCTGAATGTGTGTTACTATATAATCAAGAAATGAAATAAAATTTTTGATTATAAGTTGCATTATGAACATATTTAGAAATTATTAGACAGCAAATAAGCTGTCTTTTTTATTACAACAAAACACTTGACAACATAACAAAACAATGTTATAGTTATACCATAGAAGAGTTAAGCAGAGATGGTTAGCAAACATTCAAGATGCAACAATAACAGATTGAAACAAAAACAAAGAAATTTAACAGAATTTGTTTACATTTGTTTTGTTTTGTGTTAATATAGTATCAGAACAAAGGAAGAAATAGAAAAACAGGAGATATGAACAATGAAAAAGAAACAACAAGGAAATGTTTATGTTACAGAGTTTGAAACCATCACAGAATTATCACATTTTATCGAAACAAATGAACCGTATGAAAACTTTTTAAACAAGAAAACTGGTTGTGACAGTATAAGCGGTGATTATACATTCACTCAAACAAACAATTTTGAAGAAGCAAAAGATTTGTTATTGCATGGGTGGGAACATGGCACAAAGGAAATCAAAAGACAAATAGATGTGAAACAAACTGGAATTTCCACAAAACAAAAGAACGTTTATGATGTGGTAGGATATCAATGTTCTGTTCCAAGATATTTACAGGGAATCCCAACAAACATGATAAATAACAAACCTGTTCCACAGAAAAACAAAGTCATAACCATTAACAAAATGGCTTGTTATAGTTATAATGTTGATAGGAAAACAATCATAAAAGAAAGTGTGAAAGTGTTACAACTTGTGAATCGGTTAGAAAAGCAGGGATATCGTGTAAATCTCAATG